ATATTTTTTATATTTTTTTTTATGTGAAACCATTTAAAAATATAAAATAATATATTTATATGATATCAATTGTAACCCAAAGATGTTTTACATCTTTATTATGATTAACTGAAAGAACTACAATAGGTCCTTATGGTGATTTCCATAATATTTTAATGGGAATAACAAATCCCGAGACAAGAAAAATGATTAATAATATAATTGTAGTTAATCATATAGATTTTCAAAAATATCTAATTGATAACTATAATAAATAACTAATTATATCGTATGCTAAGCTAAATGAAATACGTTTACGAGCAAAACCATTATCTTTACTTTCTCTATAATTTGTTAAAAACAAAGAATGATATTGTTTTCTTTTATCTTTTATAAATGAATTAAATTTTTTAACTAATTTATGTTGTTCTTCTTCGCTTATTTTTGGTTCAATAATTAATGTGGCATAACAACGAGCGGATAATTTAGGCGTATTATCAATATAATGTTCTTTATTATATGATAATGAAATTTGTTTATCTTCGTTATCATCTAAGCATTTTAATAATAAATTTGTATTAGCTTGTTCTTTATTTTTTGATGTTAATCTATTAATTTTAGCTTCACCTTTTAATTTATATATTTCTCCTCCTATTGTATAGTTATTTTCTTTATTTAATGTAATATTAATATCTATATTTGATGGATAAATATTAGTATATATATTATTATCTTCATTATTATTTTTTTTTTCAAATTCAAAAGCACATATAGTATAACTGGTATCATCAAATACACTTTCTTCAAAAATATTTAATCTATTGACTTTATAATTGCTTAGAAATAATTTTCTTGATTGAATATCTTGTTTACGAATAGCAGTCCAAAAATTTAAAGGAATTATTAGAATTCCACCCATACAAATATTTTCGCTTAAAATTTTTATAAAACATTTATATAAATCATTTTCATTATATTTATCAAAATAAGTTTTATCTTTACTTTTATTTCTTGCTAAATATGGAGGATTCGTAATAACATACTTATTATTAAAATTCGGCGGATTTAATAGTGTATCTTGTTTTATTATATTTAACTGATCATTTTTAGGTTCAATATCGTAGCATTCTAAATTATATTCCGTTTTATTTTCTTTAATAAATTTTACTAAATCACCTTGACCACAGAATGGTTCTATAATATCTTTTACATTATTTGGTATATTCAAATTTTGTAAAATATATTCATAATTAGTTGTATAAAACTGTCCAAGTTGTTGTTTAGACATATTATATATTATAATAATGATAAATCAATTTTATATTTCTATAATATTATTTATAATAAAAATAAATTAAAAAAAATAAAATTAATTTTTTGATTAATAATTCATAATCATAATTTCATATTGTATACCTCTATTTTCAGCTCCACCGGGAATGGTTATTGCAAGGTGTATTCTAAATAGAATTTAAGCTTAAAAATTTCTAATAGTTCTTAATTAAAACTTCTGTTGTTGTTGATTCTGGATTTTTGCTATTGATAGCTCTTCGTGCTTTTACATCAATTACATCATAATCTTTAAAATGTTCTAATATTAATTTTACTTTTGAATTGCTGATTAAAAATTTACAAGTATTATTTAAATTTTTTAAATTTTCAAATAATTCAGTATGTTTTTCTAAACCAAATCCACATTCATTATATTTTACAAATGATTTATCATTCTCTGGACAATATGGAGAATCGCTATAAATAAAATCTTCGTCTTGTATATTTTGTAATGAAACACTAAAATCACAACAATTGAATTCTACATCTTTTATTAGTTCGCTTAATTCTGACAAATCTTGAAGAGTAATATTAGGTATTGTTTTATAATTTCCAAATGGTACATTATAACCATTAGGACCTTCACGATAAATGCCTCGAAAATTAGTTTTATTTAAAAATAAGAATAGTGCACTAGCATCAATACTTGAAATATCAACTATATTATTAAATTGTTTTCTAATCCAATAATAATATGCTTCTTTACTTTCTAACGCTTTTTTATATGAAATAACATCTCTATCTTTTTTGTCATGAACATTAAATTTTTGAATGGCACTATATTCATCAAAATAGTGTTTTAGTTTTTCATATAATTGTTTATGATTAACTTGAATATTTTTATAAAAATTAATTAATCTTTCATTTAAATCATAAGCATATATTTTATTTGAGATATTTATGATATTCTGTTTTTGTAATGATAAAATCATAAATAAAACACTACCACCTCCTAAAAATATCTCATGATAGTTATTTATTGTTTTTGGAAGTTGTTTAATTATATCTGGAAGTAATTGTGTTTTACCTCCAACCCATTTTAGAATAGGTTTTTGAATTATTTTTTTCATATCTTCATTATATGTGATAACACTATTCATATCTATAATAATATATATATTAAATAAATTTTATATTTCTATAATATTATTTATAATAAAATATATTATTTATTTTTGATTTTGATTATTGTAAAATGATTTAAAATATAAATAAATAATATATTTATATGATTTCAATAATTTCACAACGTTGTATATCATCTTTATCATCATTAACAGAAAGTCAACTTAAGATATTAACTGAAAGAACTACAATAGGAGTTTATCGTGATTTCCATAATATTGTAATGGGGATAACAAATCCTGAGACAACAGAAATGATTAATAACATAACAGAAACTTATGATAGGGAAAAAATGGTAATACAAGATAAACATGAAAAGGAAATATTAGATATATCAAATAAATATATAGATGAAATACACGCAATGACATTAAAAATGGAAAATATGAAATCTGACTTAGAATTTGAAACAAATAATAGAATAGAGATGATAAAAAATATACACAATGATACATTAAGTCAAAAAGACAGTATAATAGAGAATTATAAAAAAGAAATAAATAATATAAATATAAAAAATCAAGAATTAGCTGATATTTATGAAAAACAAAAAGATAATGAAACAATTTTTTATCAAAAACAAAATGAAGAAATGAAAATAAAATATGAAAATGAAATAAATTATTTCAAACAATTATTAGAAACAAATCAAAAGAATTTAGATGTATTAAAAGAAGATTTTTATAAAGAGAAATCAAGAACTAATATAGCTAAAGGTAATATTGGTGAGAATTTAGTACTTATGGCATTAAATGATTCACCTAGATATAATGACATTAGTATAGAAGATACAAGTGGTATAAAAGGATATGGTGATTTACTTGTAAATATTCCATCTATTGATTTTAAAAGTATAATAGAGGTAAAAGCTGAAACTGTGATTCAAACACAGAAAGACTTAGGGCAATTTGATGAACATCGTGAAGTATTTTTTAAGGAATATGATAACTCACATGCTATGTTTTTTAGTTTAAAATCAGGAAGAATTCCACAAATAGGAAGTTATTCTATAATTAATAAGAATGGTTCATATACTGGATATTTTGCTAATGAAGATATGAGTACAGATCAGATAAAATATAACTTTTATAATTTTATAGATATAATATTAAGTAATAGAAATTTAAATAATAAAAATGATAATACAATATCGTTATGTGATAATTTATCAAATAATTCAAATTTGTTTTCAGAAATAGTAGATGATTATCAGAAAAGGATAAAGTATCATTATGAGCAAATAAAGATTTGTGAAGACTATATAAATAGGTGTAATGGAAGTATAAAATCTAGTAATATATTATTAAAGGATGAGGGATATTCAGTTAGTTCAAATCTAATATGTAAAACAAAAGAGGAGAAATATATTAGTTTAAAAAAACATTTAATTGAGTGTCAAATATTTAGTACAAATTATAATAAACAAGAATTTAAATCAAATTGGAGTAAGAAAGTAAAAGAGAATGAGCTTTTTAAAAAAGAAAAACTATTAATTAAATTTGGTATACCTAAAAGTACATCATATGATGCGATTTTTGATGAATTAATCAAAGGTACATAATTAATTTTATAAATAAAACACCACCGTATTACTTATAATAGGTAAAATATTATTTATATTAGTATAATTATATAAAGTTTATTATATTATTATATAATATAGTATGCATATATGTTACTTTTGTAAATATGAAACAGTGCAAAATACAAATTTTATTTATCATATTACAAAAAAAAATAAATGTTCGTATTTGATACGAAATATTGAAATATCAAATAAGGATGATTATAATAAATATGTGGAATTACATAAAAAAGATCCCGATAATGAAATATGGGGAACAGAACAAAGTGAAAAAGAAAGATTTAAATGTGAGTATTGTAAAAAAATATTTAAACGAAAACATCATTTAAAAAGACATCTTGGTATTTGCCAAAGAAAAAAACTAATAGAAATGATGAATAGTATTTCCGGTAATGAGACATCTGGTGTTTTAGATAATTCAGATATTGTTTCAAGTATTCTTTCTAGTAATAAATAAATAATTATATATAATTATAGAAAAATATATATACATATATTATAATGGTTAATTGGAAATCAAAATATTTAGCTATGAAATTAAAGTATATTAATGCAAAATATAAAGGAGGTAGTGATTTTGATTTATTAGATCAAGATATACAAAGATTAGTTCAAGAAGCTGTTTTTGAGGATAAAGTTAAATTAATCAATGAATTTTTAGAATTAACCTGGCGTGGTTATAATCGTACTAAACTTGGAGAATTAACAGAAACATTTAAAGAATTTAATGAACAATTAGACTGTTGTTATGAAACTAACTTTGGTCGAAGTGGGTGGAATTTAAATAGATCAAAAATAAAAGAAAACCCTAATGATATAGATTTTAATGAATTGGCAACTATCGTGGAAAGAATGAAAAGTATGGGTCTTCAAAAAAATCCACATGGACATGAATGGGATGGAAGATATAGTGATGAATAAAAATAATATTTATTTTTTTTTACTTGAAAGGTCGGTGCTCCGCACCTCCCGCGCGAAAATTGCTTTAAGATGGTAATATATACTATATATAATAACTGTTAGTATAAAAGTTGTTCCGAATATTGTTGTATATTGTAGAAATGAAGATTTCCTAAAATAAAACTTATATTTTGTTTAAATTTATATCAATTATAAATTGTAGCTCATTATTTGTTATAATCAATAATCAACTATATTTTCAAAATATATTCTGTATTTGATTGTTTATCAATTTTATAAATGGTGAATAGTTGATATATGAATTATAATAAATAATTATGATAATTAATAAAATTATAATAAATAGAAATTTGAAACTCAATATATTAAAATTATTTTGTTTCTTATCTTTTTTTATCAAATCATTATCATTATATAGTATATTAATTGAAATATACTCTTCATTATTTTTATTAATAGTATTGAATAATAAATTATTGATTGATTTTGCTTTATTATTCCATTCATTATTAAATGTTGATGAATCTAGAAAATCATAATCATACTTTATTTGATTATCCTTGAAAGACTTTTTCAATCCACTTGATGTTAAATCATCTATTATTAAATTAATCTTTATAATTATTAGTTTTTGTTTATCAAAAATAGGTTTATGTTCCCTTACAAAATTAAAATTTTGTTGACATATGTATATATTTATTTCATTCAACAATTCTGATATTTCATTCATATATTTTATTAGTTTTAAAACTTCGTCATTAGATTTATAAGAGTCTAATTTACTACAATCATCTGTTGTAAAAGATTTATTGATATTTTTTCTGTATCTAAATTTGTTCATATTTACACGCACAAAATTAAACAAAAAAAAATCAATTTTGATTTGTACAATAATTTATTAGCTTGAAAGGTCGGTGCTCCGCACCTCCCACGCGAAATTCGCTTTAAATACTTTACCTACATAGTATGTAGATATAATATATATATGTTCATAAGTTATTTAAAATTATTTTTTTTATAATATATATATAATGTCTACTTGTCTTTGTAAGCGTGAGGAAGCATTAGAAATATTATCTCAAAACTTGTATCCCAAAACATATGATAAGTTAAATGAAGAATATGATAGATTAAAAAAGTATAATAAGAAATTGAAACAAATTGAATTCTATATTGATATTATGAAAGTGAAATTTCCTCTGAATATTTTTGTATATTATAGAAATGAAGATTTCCTAAAATAAAACTTATATTTTGTTTAAATTTATATCTATTATAAATTGTTGACCATTCATTATTATAATCAAAATCAACATAAATTTGTTCAATCTCAAATTTTGAAAAATCATCATATTTATTAAGTATTTTTTTACATAGAGAGTAAATATATAGTTTTAATGGATGATATGGGTGAAACATAATTGCTTCATTATATTCTTTTTTATAATCCTCTAATATTTGCGTGTTCTCATTTTTTAAATAATTATCATATATTAATATTTTATTGTAATATTTTAATATTAAATCAATCATCTCTTGCTTATCACCCTTGTACCATTCTCTACCGTGTGATTTTTCAAATTTGTAATCAAATAAGTGTCTAATTAAAGTCTCAAAATCATTAACACAATCAATGTTTAAAGTTAAATATATAATAGTTCCCTTTTTATAACTTTTTATCCGATTATATGGTGGCTTTGTTTCTCTTGTCAAACCGAATTTATATATATTAGTTCCTAAAAATTTTTTGGGTTGAATAAAATAAAAAGTACCTTCATAAGAATACCACATATATATATTATATAATTAAATTTTATATAGTTTTTTTATTTAAATTAGAAAACTATTTAAAAAAAAAATATTATTATATATTATAATGGAAGATATTAAAAGTATGTTAAGAAAATCTAAAGATGATGCAAAAGAGTCAACTATTGACACATATTCTAAAGCATTAAGCAAATTATATCGCACACTTAAAGGACTAGACAAGAAAGATAATATTGATAATATAAAAAATATTAAAGATTGGATATATCAAGAAGAAGATATACTAAAAATTATAAAGAATATGTCTTCTCATAGTACAAGAAAAACATATTTAACTGGTATGATTAATTTATTAAGTTATGATAATAAAAATAGTGAAACATTAAAAAATTTTATATTAGAAGCAAAAAAAAATAGAAAAGATATGTTAGTTCAAAATAAAGATAAATCTAAATTTAAAAAAGATAAGAAGGATACAATTTCTTATAAAGATTTAGTGAATTTTGTGAATGAATTAAAAAAAGATTTATATTCACCACAAGGTTCTTCATATGATACATATATTTTATTTAATATATACTTAAAATTTCCTTTTAGAAATGAAGTAGGAAGTTTTATATTTATTGATAATAAAGATTTTGCAAAAATTCCAAAAGATATTAAAAATCAAAATAATTATGTAGTTGCATCAACAAGAGATTTAAAAATTGTTAGAAATAAATATAAAACAAGTGATACATATGGTTCTATAATTACAACAATTGAAGATAAGAATTTAAAATCATTAATAAGAAAATATGTAAAAGATAAAAATATAAAAAGTGGTGGTTATTTATTTTTAAATAGCAAAAAAAATAATCATATATCATCTGATGAAGTTAGTCATAAATTGTCTTTTTGGTCTAAAAAATATATGGATAAAACAATAACTGCTAATGATATATTTAAGATTAGAATTCTTGATAAATTTAATGATTTAGAAAATAAAACAAATAAAACAAATGAAACAACATTAAAAAGAGAATTCTTAGAAGAACAAGGTAATTTAAGAGGAACACAATTAGATATACTCATAAAAGAATATTTAATAAAATAAAAATTTAATTTATTTTTTTTTCCAAATTCTCCGAATATAGATTTCTAATTACAAAATACAAAAATAAAAATTAGAAAATTAAAATATATAATATTTATA